CTTTTGCTTGTTTAGTTCCATGTACTGAACAGCAGTTGCGTTCCAATTCACTTCACCAACATCAATAGTTTCAATTTTGTCACTCATCACTTCTCACCATCTAACGCTTTAATAGTTTCGCATGGCCAATGACCCCATACGCCAAAGTCATTATCGCCATAACACTCTTGGCAAAATGTCCCTTCTAGTCCGGGCACTTGTGGCTTGTGCAACTCACGAATGCGCTGGGCTAAGTCGTCTGCGCCCTCTTTCCTAGCAACACCACAGCCCCTACATCCACAGCGAATCTCGTCAGCCATTTAACGCATTCTCTAACTCAATTGAATGGGACAGACAAACGTCGCAAATTTGTCCACGATACTCTTTGCACTGTTTCATTTCGTCAACAATTTTACGAACAGATTGGATAACTTCTTTAAGTTGATGAACTTGTGCCCATAAATCTTTATCTTCTGGATGAGGTGATTGAGGGGCTAGTTCTCTTTGTTTCATTTCTCTATGGTTGATGTAGTCGCACATTTACTGTTCCTTTTAACTAATGAAAGCACTCTTACCGTACACCATGTGGCGAGCGGTATCAATACTGACATGAATCTGAGAGTCAGTCATACTTCCGATATCTTTATTAGTTGTATCGCCGTAGTTCAAGAAGTACGCTTCGATGTTGTACTTACGGCACATGTCTAATAAATACTCTGACGCTTTTAACCCAGCAGTATCGTAGTAAGGGTTATCCATAGCAATAATTACCTTCTCTGCTTGGCGCAAAAGTTTTACTTGCTCCACGCTCACTGAAGCGCCGAATGATGCAACCCCGTTAGGGATACCTGCGGTGTGTAACCTTAGAGCATCTAGCGGAGACTCCACAAGCACAAGTTGATCTTTCTGTACTTTATCAAAACCAAATAAAGTAAGAGACTTCTTTACACCTGTAGGTCGGTTTTTGAAATACCTGTCTTTCTCACCCTTTTCCTGCCAGCCCCACAACTTACCTGTCTCAGGGTTTCGGATAGGGGTAATCCAACAGTTCAATTTGTTGTCCCACTTAACGCCATAATACTCAGCAGATTCTTCAGACAACCCGCGCTTATCTAAGGCCCATGCTGGGGGAGCGTCATAAACAGCCAGTCGAGCCTCTGACATAGGGATTACATCTACAGACCGGACATACTCGGGCGCACGCTTTAGCATCAGAGCAAGGTCTTCTACTGACAGTGCGGCGTTAGTAGTTAACCACTCTTTGGCTGCGTCATAGTCGACTACATCTGCCACACCCCAAGTTACTCTGAACTTCTTAACATCAGAGACAAGAGTAATGAGGCTACCTTTGTAACCACACGAGAAACAGATGTGAACGCCAGTATCTTTATTAATTGACCACGATGGGTTGTTATCTTGCTTCCCAGTACGCTCAACATGCATGGGGCAGTGCGCAAGAATCTCGGAGCCACGCTCTGATAATGAGGAAATGTTTAAGGCTGCTAATGCCTTTTCTACGTCGGTTACCATGTCGTACCGCTAAATGACGATGAGCATTCCGGACACTTTGCCATAAGCGACTCTTCGTGGAAGCAACCTGTCTCCCAACGCCATGTCAAGGTAGTCTCTGAAGGACCGCAGTTACGACTTGCAACAATCTTAAGTACGCGAACTTCTTCGTCTTCTTCAATAGGCTCTAGACCAAAAATAACATCCGAGTCTTGGAAGAAGGAGGATGAGTAACCGATACTATCTGCGGATACCTTCCCACCCTTCATCTTCCACAACAACGTCTGTGTAGTAATAACTACTGGAATGTCCATACGTTGAGCAAGGCGCTTCAACCCTCGTGTAATGTTTGTAATCGCTTGAGGGGTGTTCATGTCTCCAGTTACTTCGTCAAGCATCAGGTACACACCGTCTACAAATACAACATCTGGTTTCAACTGGTCGATCTTTGCTGACAAAGAAGAAACGGTCAAACCATTGACAGCGTCTACAAGATGGAACGGTTTTTTAAGAGCCATAGTTGAAAGCATCTTTTTAAACCGACCCTCTTCACTTGTGGTCAACTTTCCACGGCGTAACCTGTTGTGTGAAATCTTAGAACGCATAGCATCGTGACGCTGTTGCTGTTCGCGGTTGTTCATCTCAAAAGATTGAAACATAACAGTAAAGTCCTGCTCGTGACAGTTCACTGCCATCTGCAAAGCAATCTGTGACTTACCTGTCTTAGGCGGAGCAATCAGAGTTACCAACTGACCTTTTTGCAAACCAGCAGTTGCTTCATCCATCTTCTCAAATCCTGTAGGAATTCCAAGGAAGGTGTTACTACCTAGGTCCAAGTAATCTTGGAAACGGTCATCTGGAGAAACGGTCAAGTCTGTTTCGTTGGTTCCGGGAACGCCCTCGGAGTTAACTACTGAGACCGCCTTCTCCATAGCAATCAAAGCGGCTTCGTGATCGTTGCTTGTCAGGTTAGTAAGCGCAACCTCAAGACCTTCTCGGGTCTTCATACGACGGCGGAAAGCCACCATCTGGTCAATCAAGTAATCGATTGAATCCTCTACATCGAACAACCGATAGTTAGGGAAGTTATCTTTAACAGCAACACCTGTAGGCACCTCGCGGTAACGGCTGTAATGCTCACGAATAAACACCCACACAGCACGATTGATTTCATCTAAGAACCAATCATCACCAATGTTGTGCTGTAAAACAGAAGAGATAGACCTATCCCGAATTACTTTGCTGATTAGCCTTGCTTCGTTATCAACCGCCATTTAAATACTCCATATCAATTCCCCAAGACCCATAGCGAGCAAGACGTTCAGGGACGTCTACTACTCCGCGTACATCTCGTCTAAAAGGAAGTTCATCTACTAGTTCTTGCACGTCGCTGTAAGCAACAACATAATTAAAAGGGTTAGTACCCCGGTTAGTCAAACTATCAAACGCATCGTCCATGTAGGCTTGGTCGAATCCAAAACTTGCCAACTCATAAGTGACCCCGACGTTTTCACTAAAACGCCAAAGAGCAGCCAGCGCACGCATGTCCCACGTAAATGTAGTTTCGCTCTTGCGCTTTACTCCAAGAACTTTTTTTGTCACGGTCTCTGAAGTACTAACAACGTCAAGCGTCACTACAAAACGTGGCGGGACTTCATTTGAAATGTCCCCGTTTTTCATAAGACTTCGATGTATCCGTTATGAATTACGAAAGCCCTGAACGTAGCCGAAGACTCATTTGCAAGTTCTACCTCTTCATCAGTTACATCAGAAAGAACAGGGATACTGTAATCGCCATCGCCTTCTTCTGTATGTGACTTAACAAACTTAGTGTGCTTACAAGCCTTGCGTGTAACAAAGGTATTGCAGTCACACTTAAGTTCATTAGTGTCCAAGTTAACCTGAACCTCAGATACTTGATACATAGTTGCTGAAATGAAAAATTGAACAGTGCGCCATTTGGAAGTACTCACTTTGTTACCTTTCATTAGAAACCTATCCTTAAATCGTCACCCTTGATTGAAAGTCGAACGAAAGCCTCGTGAGCAAAACTTGCCATTGCTGGGGAGTACTTAGCGTCCCAATCTTCTAATCGTACATTCGTTGTAATGATAGTTGGAAACCCTTTATCGTAGCGACTTCGCAAGACTTCATCAAACGATGCGTCAGTGTATTTTGAACCGTATTCCTTACCTAAATCATCTAACACAAGTACCCTTACGTTCAGCCAGTCCTCACGCGATCTTCCGTGTATACCTTCCATCTCGCGAGTAAGGTTTTTGAGTTCTTCCCCATCTGCCTCAATCAGAGCCTTCTTTCTTGAAAGAAACTCAGAGAAAGTCAGGTAGTAAATTGGACGAACTCCCAACCCAAAGGTTGTTGCTGAGTACCCTAAAATCTTACGCATCTCTTCTTCATCATCAGGTAGTTCACGTACAAACTCTTGGAGAGTAACTACAGCGTGAGTAGTCTTGCCTAGTCCGGGGGTTCCGTCAAATAACAGTCCGACCCCTGTAGTACCTAGCCCTCCGACCTTTCGAATAACGCTTCCTTCCATGACTAAATCTAGCCATGAAGAAACCTGCTTAGGAAAAGAACCTGTATCTTCGATGATGCGCTCCTTACCTACACCGATGAATCGGTTAGGGATGTTAGATGTTCGCATAATCCAATGCTTCTTGTAGCCGTGCAAAGTGTCTAAATCGTAGTTCACTACTGCCCCTTGGTTAGTTGTTCCTCGTGCTTCTTCAAGAAAGCACGACCAGCGATGGTGTTATCAAACTCAGTTCCGTCTGATGCGGTTAGTACTACAGACTGAACTTCAGATGGAACAGTAGCCGTTACTCCTGCTTTATGCAAACCTAGTTTTTCGTGAGCGTAATTCAAATGAGTCCTGAACATGCCTAAGTACTTCTTGTACAAGTGCGGAACCTTGTCACCAACGTCGCGGAAAGAATCCTCGTCTGCAAGGAATGCGTGCAAGATTTCAAGTTCCACCATAGGAGTAATCCCGTACTGCTTGCGTTGCTTGGCTAGAGCCAAAGCAAGATTGCGCTGGTTCACGATTCCCGGAGCCCACGGAATCTTCTTACCAACCTCATAGGCAAACTCTGCAGCAGTATCTGCTGGGAGCCACTCCTCTTTAGGTCGACGCCAACGAGTCTTAGGGTCTGACTTCCTAGGTGCTGGCTTACTATCCTCTTTTGGTTCTAGTAAACCGAAACCGCCAATGTCATCTCCGTCGTCGTACTTTACTGCCATAGCATTCCCTACTTCCTGTTTGTCACCACTTCGGGGGCGCAGCCCCCTATAGTAATACGTAGTATTACTATTCCTGACTAATTTAGTCTTATGACTATAGTCTTGACTATTAGCCACAGTAGCCACATAGTCACCTGTTGCTGTGTCACCCATGACACTCTGGCTCT